ATGTGAAGTCAATTACAACTAACTCACCAACACTCTCAAAAAGGATTGACATACTTCAGTATCAGTTGAGATTTGAGTCAGCCAATAATGGAAGGAAGAGTGAGTCATTTCTTAAGCCTCTTCCCTCTGTTGCTGATAGGCTTGATGGGTATTCAAACTCCTTTGCACTTATAGATGAGTACCATGCACATCCAACAGATGAGATCTTAAAGGTGATGAAGTCAGGAATGGGAGCAAGAAGAAATCCTATGATTGCAATAATAACAACAGCAGGATTTGACCTTGATAAGCCTTGTTACAATTACAGGGAAGGAGTGATAAATCTATTAAAGGGTGAGGTTGAGGATGACTCATTGTTTGGGATAATATTCACACTTGATCCTGATGATGACTACACAGATCCCTCAACATGGGTGAAGGCAAATCCAGCACTTGGCAAGATTCAGGATATTGATGACTTGATAATTGAATTCAATCAAGCAAAAATCACACCTTCACTTCTTAATAATTTCCTTACAAAAAACTTAAACCTATGGATAAGTAATGAAAATACATGGATTGAAGAGGAAGATCTTGAGGCAGTATATACTGAAGATCTTAAAATTGAGGACTTCAAAGGTGAGGATTGTTACATCGGTGTTGACTTGTCATCAACAAGAGACCTGACCAGCTTTGCACTGCTATTTGAAAGAGATGAAAAATTTTTTATATTCCCTTATTGCTACATGGCAAATCAGCCAACAAAGAAGATCAGGAAGGGAGGTATTGATTTAAATAAATGGATAAGACAGGGACATATAACAATGTGCCAGACAAAGACAGTTGACTATGACTTACTATTCCAGCAGTTTGAGAAGTGGTCTGAGATGTTTAATATTGTTAATGTTGGTTATGATCCATACAACTCAGATATGTTTGTCCCAAGAGTGGAGGCTCTTGGAGTTGAATGCACAAAAGTCCCACAGACTGCACCTGCTTTTAATTTCCCATTAAAGTACCTTGAAATGATGATATATAATCACAATGTATCACTCACAAATCCTGTGACTAAGTGGAATTTCAGGAATGTGGTACTGTACTTTGATGGTAATGAGAACATGAAAATAATGAAAAATAAATCAAAGGACTCTGTTGATGTTGCTGTCTCAATTGGTATGGCTGTAAGTATGTGGCTTCAGGAGAACTTTGATCCTGAGAGGATTGCTCTTGAGTCTTATATCAGGTCTAAGTCTAAAGATGAGCCAGTGTCGTCTATATAGTAAAGGATTACTCATACTAAACATTCAATAATGGGATTATATGACAGTTTGGTCAGCATTATTGTAGGAAGAACTGACAAGGTGAATACACCCTCTCAAATTTCAGCCGCAATTGCACCAAATAAATTTGACACAAACCATCCTGAGACTGTTGCTGTTGCAAATACTTGTGTGAAGATACTTGCAGAAACAATGGGAAGGATACCTCTTGAAGTATATAAGACTGTCAAGGGAAAGGGAAAGCTAAAAGATAAGAGATTTTATCTTTATGACATACTTCATACTCAGCCTAATAACTGGACAAATAGCAATATGTTTTTTCAGGCTCTTGAGTATCATAGGAATTTCAGAGGCAACTCCTTTGCACTGATTCATAGGAACTCAGGATCAGGAAGGGTTGAATATCTTGAAGTAATTGACTCAAGGAGGGTGATTGGATATGATCTAAGAGGAAAAGAATTGTACTACCTTGTTACAAGGGAGGGAGATGAAAAGAACTATGATGCAATTAATGCATCAAATATGTTACATTTTAGGATGCAGACAGAGGATGGGATATGGGGAATTCATCCTATGTTGTCACTAAAAACCAACATGAGTCTGGTACACAAGGGAGGTCTCACAATGGATACATTTTATGAAAATAATGCATTCAGCCCTAAAGCACTTAAGTCAACAATTCAAGGTAAAAATACAAAGTTTCTTGATGAGGCAATTGGAGACTTTGAGACCTTATATGCAGGTGCAGCCAAGGCAGGAAAAGTCATCAAACTTCCTCCTAATACAGAGTTACAAGATCTTGTGATTGACTTTCAGACAGCACAGGTGATTGAGAGTATGAGGCTGAGTTCTCAACAGATATCAGCACATTATGGAGTGCCAATCTTTATGGCAACAGGTGACTATACACAAAGCAAGTTTAATTCTATTGAGGCAATGCAGATTGGCTTCAAGGTTCATACCATTGCTCCAATTACAAGAATGTATAAGGCAGAGTTGCAAATGAAACTGCTGACAAGTACAGACTTACTTGCAGGTAGGGAGATTGAATTTAATATAAATAGCTTGGTAGAGCCTGACACAAAGACTAAAACCGAGTATTTTAAAAATATGATTTATACAGGTGTAATGACTCCACAGACAGCAGCCATATTTGAAGGTCTGCCAGCAAGTGAAGTTCAGGATATACACTTAATTCAGTCTAATATGATGGGACTTGAGCAATATAAGAATAAAGGATCTCAGCAGACACCAAAAGAGCCAACAAATGATGATAAGTAATATGACAAAGGTTATTAGAATATATCATGATGATGACACAATACTTTACACTGTGACTCCATACAATGAGGAGGTCAGACTCCTTCAGATATTGTCTGAGGCAAAGTTCCTCAGAAGGTCAGTAGAGCATCACAAAATAAATAAAATTATTGAGGATGGTGGGGCTATATATGCTGAGGTGATTGGTGAGTGTAAAGAGAGGTCAGAAGTAAAGATGATAATATCACAACATAAAAATAAAAGTAAACCTCCCCCAAAGAGGGCTGCAAAAAAGAGAACAACAAAAAAAAGTAAATAGATATGAAAGAGACAAGATTGTATGACATCAGTAATAATGACCTGAGAGTCAGGTCAATTGAGACAGAGGATGGAAAGAGATACCTTGAAGGATATGCCATATTATTTAATAGCAGATCAAAGCTAATATTTGAAGATGGTGAGATCTTCACAGAAATAATTGAGAGGAGTGCCTTGGATGGACTGCTCCAAAGGAAGGAAGATCTTGATGTATTGTATACATTTCAGCATAATATGTCTGAACCTATGGCAAGATATAATCCATCCAAAGGAGTACAGTCACTCACATTCAGTGTTGATGATACTGGTCTTAAATTTAGGGCTGAAATTCCGAATACCACACTAGGGAATGATACCTATGAACTTGTGAGAAGTGGAGTATTGTATGAAACCTCATTCATATTTACGGTTGACACTGAAGGTCAGAGATGGGAGAGGGATGAAGATGGAAACCTGTTGAGATATATCACCAATATGACAGGGTTATATGATCTGAGTACAGTGGTAAGGGCTGCATATGATGGTACATCAACAAAGGTTGCAAGATCAGACTTTGAGGATATGATACCAAGGGAAGAGAAGGAAGATGAGCAGACTGAAGAGCCTATCACTCAGGGTGAAGAGGTTGCTGTAATGAAGAGAAAAAGGGCTTTTAAGAATAAGGTTGTATTAAGGACACACCAGCTTAAGAAATAAAGAGGCTCAGTGTCGTCTATATAGATAAGAGGAAGAGAAATAAACTTCATTAAAACAAAATATTTACAAAAATGAATAAAACTATTGTTGAATTAAAAGAGAAGAGAGCATCACTTATTGAAGAGATGAACTCACTGACAGAGAACAAAGAAATGTCAGAAGAGGATGCTCAAAAAAGATTTGATGAGATTGACTCTGATATTGTCAAACTGGATGACAAGATCAAAAAAGAGGAAAGACTTGAAGATCTCAATAAGAGTATTGTAAAGAATACACCTAAGAAGGAGGAAGAGAAAATTGCTGAACGGTATGACCTCTCCAAAGCTATCCATGCAAGATTAACAGGTCAGCCACTTGAAGGTGTTGAGGCTGAGATGCATCAAGAGGGTGTTCTTGAATTTCAGAGGGCTAATGTCAAGCCAAATGGATTGATAGTTCCTTCAATGCTTATTGGAAGAGCAAACGAAACAAAGACAACTGGTGCTGCTGGTGGTCACATCCCTACAAAAGTTAATAAGCTGGATATAATCACAACTACTCCATTATATCAAAGTATAGGATGTACTGTGTATGAAGGACTTCAGGGAAAGATTGACCTTCCATTTGCAAATGGACATAGTGCCGCTTTTGTTGCTGAGGCTGGATCTGCTTCTGAGTCATCACCTACCTTGTCAAAAGGCACATTGAGTGCTGAAAGAGTTCAGGGATGGAAGAAGTATTCAAGGGAGTATCTTGCTGAGTCTGTTGTGATGAGTGATATGATGAGTGATATGATAGAGTCTATTGACAGAGCAATCTCTGCTAAGGTTCTTCAGACTGCAAGAGATGCAAACGAGTTGACAGGTTTTGCCACTGGTACTGATGTGACTGCTGCTATCACTTGGAATGGTGTTCTTGACATCATAGCTGCTTTGACAACTGATTCATTTGATAAGGAAGGCTTTGTTCTTTCACGTGAGTTATTCTATCATTTAGCTGCCACTGAGAGAGCAACCAACACTGCTCAATTCATAGTAAAAGAGGAAAGAGGTGGAAGTCAGAAGGGTGACATTTTTGGTGTTCCTGCTTTTGGTTCATCTGCTCTTGCTGTTCAGAATACTGATGATTATGCAATTGTATATGGTGATTGGAAAAGGGCATATGTTGGTAAGTGGTCAGGAGTTGAATTGCTGATTGATCCTTATACTGCATCCGATACAGGTCTTGTGAAGATAACATTCTCTCAGCTTGCTGATTATGTTGTCAACCCAAGTGCTTTTGCATCAAAAACTAATGTTGCAATTAGCTAAGATTGATTATAAATTAATAAATTAAAAGGGAGGAGGTTCTTATACTCCCTCCCTTTCTTTTTTTACATAAGGAATATCATGAGACATACAGAAGTAAGTAAGATTAAATATCATCTCACTATTGAAGAGGTACATAAGCAACTCAATTTGGAGGATGACTTTTATGATGATGACACTTTACTATCTCAATTGATTGAGGATGCAACTCAAGAAATTGAAAATTATATTGAGTCAGACATTTCAGAGACATCAAACACCTTGGACATTTATGACTTCTGTGGTGAGGAAATTATAATTAAGAGATCTCCATATCTGTCACTAACATCAATTTCATATCTTGACAGTGATGATCAGTCTCAGGATGTCACAGTTGCTAACTGTACTGTCAGACTATCTGATCAAAAAATTAGTATCACACTTCCATCTTCAATAACAACTGACAAGTTGACTGTTGTGTATAAGACAGGGTATTCTGATAGGGCAAAAGTACCATCAACACTGCTCAGATTTATATTGAGGAGGGTTGCTGACTTGTATGATGTTGAGAGAGGATCTTATATACAAGGCACTCATAAAAATGATGCAAACTTTTGGAATGCTCTTGCATTTCATAAAAAAATATATTTCTAATGCTTGCAGCAAGTCTAAATAGAGTTATAACAATACAGAGAAAGACATCATCAAAGGACTCACTTGGTACACCCACTGAGACTTGGTCTGACTTACAGACAATGAGGAGTGGAGTGTATTATACTGGTGGATCAAAGGTATGGGAGTCTGATCAACAGGGAGAACTTCACTTATCTGCTGTTGTATTTATATTCAGATATATGAGTGAATTCAATTATGATTGCAGGATCAAGTATGATGG